CATCCATGCCGATGAGCTGGGGAGCGAGGCCGGCGGGCAGGGCGAGGACTTGGGTCTGAATGGAGCGGTTGGAGTTGGCAAGAACGCGCTCCAGATCGGTAATGGCCACAATCTGACCCTGTTCGCGGGCAAGTTGAAGCTCTTTCAGGTCCGCTTCGGCCATGGTTTTCCGCAAAATTGCCTCTTCCAGGGTCTCCAGGGGCACTTCGGAACCATCTGAGCCGGGATTCGGGCGGCGATTTCCGCCATTTCCGAGGTTTTTGTCCGCCTGATAGGCTACGTACCACTTGAGCGTGGTGGGCCAGTCAAGCATCAGGCCGCGCGGGTCGGACTTGGACTGTAACCCTTTGTCTTTGATCCAGTTGCGGACTTGGCGGTCGGTGACTCCAAGCAGCTCAGCCACGTCCGAAACGGGCAAGGCGGAGTAATTGCGCGGGTTTTCAGGCTTAGGCATAGGCGTGGAAACGGAAATGGGGTTAAAAATCCCTGGCGCTAGGGCACACGGGGGCTGCTGCGTCACCCTCAGCGGGCCACACGGGGGAAGGACCCGCGCGCCCGAGAGCGGCTGAGGCCCATCTGTTGATGTGCTCACATCGTGTTGTGTATCAAAGACTTGCCGTCGATAGTCCTCCAAAGAGTAAGCGTCTGGCCCGTCAGGGAACATGGATATTCAGGTAAAGCCAACACAGCGCACCGGGCCGCAACCCGTCCCATCCCGCAGACGCCCTCTATCTCTGTCTTACCTGTGCTCTCCGAAACCGCGCTAATTCTTCAACTTATCCAGCCAATCGGCCCACGCTTGCAGCATCTCGGCGCGTTGCTTGGCATATTGGGCGCGGTTGTACACACCACGAACGCCCTTGAGTTTGTGATTGAGCGCCTTCTCAATCACATCGGTGTTGTACTCTTGCTCACTGAGATTCGTTGCTGCTGTACGTCTCAAGTCATGCACTGTAAAGTGCTCAATCTTCACACGGATACGGCTCAACGCACGGTTGAGTGTGCTGGCTGCAATCGGCGTGTGATCTGCACCGCGCATCGGGAACACAACGGTTGCGCGCGGATGCCGTGCGCGCTGTGCTCTCAGCAACTCCAATGCTTGCCGTGGCAACGGGACGACAAGCGGCGTGTCTGTCTTGCTGTGCGCTTCCGGCAAAGCCCATTCCGCTTTGTCCAAATCGAACTCATCCCAGCGCGCGCGCCGTGCCTCGCCTTTGCGTGTCAGCGTCAACAGAATGAACCACAAAGCCGCTTTCAGATCGGGACGAATCCGAGCCACATCCAAGGCTTTGACAAACACCGCAAGCTCTGGCGGTTTCAGTGATCGATTGCGCTCACTCATCTCCGCCACAAACTTGGCCGGGATCGCAGCCAACGGATTCTTGTCTGCCACACCGCGCACAAGCGCGTAATCCCATAATCTTTTCAGTAAGTTACGGATAGCCAGCGCGCTTTGCGGCTTGCCGTCTTCAACGCGCTTGAAGATCAGTTCCCGCACATCGTCCGTGTGGATCGAGCCAATTGCCCGGTTGCCGATCACCGGATACACATCTCGCTCCAAATACCGGCGCATGGGCGCAACATCCCGCCGGCGGCGCTGTACATGACCGGTCAAATACTTCTCACCGAACGCTTTAACCGTTTCTCCGCGCTCTTCCGCAAGTTTCTCTTTGCGGCGCTGTTCGGCTGGAGACGTTCCCGCCGAGATGGCCGACAAAAGCACGTCGCGCCTCTGTCGTGCGTCCGCAAGGCTAAGAACAGGGAAACGGCCCAGGTTGATCTTCCCAGGCCGTCCACGGAGTCTGTAGCGCAAGCGCCAACTCTTCAAACCACTTGGCTGGACTTCCAAGCCCAGGCCGCCACCGTCACTGACCATGTACCGAGCCTGTTTTGGCTCAAGTGCGCGAATCTTGGCCACTGACAACCCTGTTTTTCTGCCCATGTACCCAATTGCGCACCCAAACCCGAAAACCGCGCAAGAAAGCCTTTGTTTTCTAACGCTGTCCATTTCTAGGTAGAGAAAATTCCCGTTTCTCGTAAACTGCGGCTCGGTTAGACTGAAAACGGCGGTCCCGTAGCTCAATGGATAGAGCATCAGCCTTCTAAGCTGAGGGTTGTTGGTTCGATCCCAACCGGGATCACCACACCCAAAAGAAAAGGCCCAGCCGGAGCCTGCGCATCTTCCTCTGTGATTTCCTGCAACCGTTGCACGCGCACGTTTGTTATTTCCAACGTGATGCGGGAAAACCTGCGGAACATGAAGATCGACGGACGCCATTTCGCACCGTTTAGCAACGTCCCACCGTCTGCGGCATACACGCACTGTTCGGGGCCTTCGGTCATTCCCTGTGACGTGTAAGTCTTGCAGCGCCACGAGAAGTATGTCTCCTTCACCCACAGCCGGTCGCCCACTTCTCCGTATGGGCAGACGAGGAGATGCTTCAAACTTTCAGCCGTCCACGGGACACGAATGATGCTTTTTTCACCCACTGTGTCGTATCCGTCCGGTCCGAAGCAACTGCGGCTTTGTTCTCTGTTGCCCACCGTGTCGAAGTTGATTACGCGCCGCGTGTTACTCTTGCGATCCTCAAGAAAAGCGCGGACCATCGGGCCGCTGAATAAGATGGGACGTTCTTTCATCGTTCTCCTTCACGCAAACAGCGCCAGTTGGTCCAGCGCCGGCACAACCCGTGGCGCATCGAACAAAGGCTCCACGTCGTCTTGAGGCTCACGCGCACTCAGCTCATCCAAGCGCGCCCAGGCTTCGTCATTGTCACTGTCCACAGCCTTGTCAATCACTTCGAGCAAGGCCGCTCTCTCCACATCCGGATCGAGCCCTAAAATCTGGCAGCACTCCGGAAAGCTCAAGAACTCATGCGATGCGCCCAGCGCATACGCCCATGTTGGCGCGGCTTCCGACCGTGCAATCCAATCACGCGCAAGCAAAGCCTCATCCGTGGGCTTGCCGGGGTACTTCAACGCCGATGCCGGCAACGGTTCATCGTCGGAAACAACCATGGGCACGGCCATCCCGCTCAACAGAGGCGGCGGAGCTGCGCACGGCGCGGTTGCTGTCCTCTGCCCATGCGCACTGGCCGGGTAGATAGTCCGCGCGTCAAGATACGCGACCTCGATCATCCGGAAGAAAAACCACAGCGCCGGCGTGTACACGAACCCGCGCGTTGCCGCTTGCCATCTGCTCACGTCTAAACTGGATTGCTCTGCCATCACTTACCTCGCCTCGAATTTCAGATACTTACCATCAAGCACCACAGGGATGCTGCCAATGCTTCCCCACCGTTGTTTGCCGATAATCAACTCGTCTTCGCCTGTGAATGCGCCGCTGTCCTGATCGAGCGGACGATAGGGAAGGATCACCGTATGCGCGGCCTCTTCCAATGCACCCGACTCTTTGAGAGAGAACATCGTGGGCTTTGTGTTGACGCTTCCGCCCTGGGGCCTGGGACTCTGTGAGAGCAGAATCACGGCCACGTTCTCATCCTTTGCGAACATCCTCAACCGCTGGGCCACGGCCGTAACGCGCTGTCTATCCTCGCGGCCAGGCGCGTTGATGATCTGCGCGTAGTCAATCGCAAACACCTTGATGTCGCGCTTGCGCTTTTCCCGCGTGGCATTCCAGATGAGCCGGTCAAGGTGGATACCGCCGGCGTCGGATATTGAGAGCGGCATTGCAGCCAGCCGGCGGAGGCCCGCGCGTAACTGCTCACGCTCCGCCGGATTCATCAGCCTCGGCTCACGAATCTTCCACGCCGGCATATTCTCCAACAGGCAAGCGGTTACATCGAACCAGCTCTCTTTCGTCATCTCTCCGGAGTGAACATAGGCCGGCAATCCCAGCTCCACAGCGTGCTTGATGATCTGGCGCGCAAGCGTTGTCTTGCCTCTCGACGGTGCAGCTCCGATCACCCATAGCTCACCCAGCCGAATACCGCCGCCGGTAAACTCATCCAAAGCGGAAATTCCTGTTGGAATGGCCGGCACATCTTCCGGGTTGTCAAGCAAGCGATACTCTGCATCGGTGGCCATCTCCTCCGCGCCGAACACATCGGGCTTGGTCTGCCCGTTGTCCGCAATCGCCGCAATTTCAGACGTTGCCCAAGCTGCAATCTCCAAGCCTGTTTCGCTCTGATCCTGGGCGCGTGCCATGGCCGCCGATCCGATCACCATCAACTGCCGGCAGATGCTTTTGTCTTTGACGATCTTGAGGTAATCGGAGATTTCAGGCCGGCGCGGAAGTCCTTCGGTGAGCGATGCCAGGTAAGCTACACCGCCAACAGATTCAACCTCTTTGTGCTTTGCCAGCGTGCTTGCAAGACTCACGATGTCTAGCGATTCAAACTCCTCACTTACCTCAACCATCCGCGTAAGAATGCGGCGGTGACTATCAAGCGAAAAGTCCGAGGGTTTCAACGCGCTGGCCACATCTAGCAGCCGATCCGGGTCAAGCAAGAGAGCGCCAAGGATGGTTTTTTCCGCGTCCACATTTGCGGGCAGTCCTGCGAGGTCGATGCTCACTGAATCCCCGCCTCTCTCATGGCGTTGCGGCGCTCTTGGCGCTGCGCCTCTGCGGCCAGTTGATAGCTTGACGGCGCTTTAGGCGTGGCAGTCACCGGCGCGGGGCCTTCGCTCTTCACCGGAAACAAGCCCGTCCAGCTTCTCAGCGTGGATTGGTCAAGCACGGCGGCCGGCGATTGTCCATCGGCGCGCAACTTGTCCAGCTTGCGAACGGCCAGGTCGAGAGCGTGCGCGGTGTTTGCCGCGCGCTTCGCTTTCCGCACTTCGAGCCAAGCCGCCCACTGTTCGGCTGGAACCCAATCGGGAACCTCAAACGTCGAAAGCGGAGCTTTTGGCGTCTTTAGTTTCTTCTCTTCTTTATCTTTATCTGTGTTCGCGGGCGTTCGGTCGCGTTCGTTTTCGTTCGCAGAAGCGTTAATCTCTTTCTGCTTTTCGCGCCAAGCCCGCGCCCTGTCTGCACTTCCGTCCTCTTTCTCGGGTTGACGGTGCTTCCATCCGGTAAGCATTCCGCCCTCTATCACGCGGCCTTCCATCGCGGTCAAAACCGCAGCAATACTTTCTGTTTCCACGTCGAGAGCGGAAGCTAAATCTTCCGCGTTCGGTTGCGTTCGTCCGCGTTCGGTTGCGTTCGCGGAGGCGTCAACCAACATGTGGACGTAGACGGAAATCACCGTGGTGATAGGCTGCCCACTGGCCTTTGCAATCGTCCGCCACTTTGGGTCGTTCGGCATATCGTGCCACAGGCGGAGCCATGAGTTTGCCATCAACTGCACCTTTCAGAGAGCCACATCATGCGCTCAATCCGCTCGTCTTCCGTCATCGTTTTACGGGTGAGTTGGCCGCGCTTTTTCAGGTCCGCAATTTTCATGTGGACGCTGTTCTTTGATCTGCCAAGTTCCTTGGCGATCTGCGCGGCCGTCACCTTCCATGCACGGAGCCGGATCGTATCTTCCTCCGCCCGGCTCCATCGTGGTCTCAGGCTCACGGTCACACCCTCATGGGCATCACAACGTAACCCAGCGTTTCGCCCTCGTGCGGGGTGGCCTTGATGAGCAACGGCGATTGATTGGTGTCCGGTAGAGAGATGGTGATTTCACCGTCAAGCCGCTTGACCAGGTCGGTCAGATACGCGCCGTTGACGCCGATGTACAGCTTCTGTTGCGGGTGACCTTTGCAGTCAACCGTTTCCGTGGCTTCGCCGCTCTGCGAGCTTGACGCCTCGATGGTGATCTGTTCATCGAACGTGAGCCGAACGCATCCCGAGCGTTCATCGCTGAGCAACCCGCACCGCTCAAGGCTGGCAAGCATCTCTTTGGCGTTGACGGTGATTTCCGTGCGCTTGCCGGAGGGCATCACCGCTTCCCAGTTGGGGAATTGTCCGCTGAGTTTGGTTGACGCCACATAGACGCGCATGTCCGCATCAATGCTGGAGAGAATCATCCGGTCGCTAAAGCACAGATCGACGCCGCCGTCTTCATCGTTGAGGAGCGGCAAGAGAGCCTTGATAAACCGGCTGGGCAGTAGCAGGGTGATTTTCTCTGTGCATGGCAGCGTGTACGCCATCAGGCGGTGGCCGTCCGTGGCCACAAGCCGCAACTGCTCACCGTTGCCCTGGAGTAGCACGCCGTTGAGCGTGTAGCGGCTTTCCTCCTGGCTCACGGCGATCATGACAAAGCGCAGAGCGCGCGCAAAGTCACCCTGGGTGAGCGTGATGCCCTCGGCCTTCATTCCGTACACTTCATTGCTGGGCCAACTGGCCGCCGGCATCACGGGAAGCACGGCGCGTGAACGGCCGCATTGCATCGTGGCGCGCCGATCCGTGGCGCTGATCTTCACATCGTCACCGGCCAGGAGCTTTGTCCATGCGGTGAATTTCTCCGCAGGGATCACAACCGGCTTTTCAGGGCCGCCCAGCTCTTTCACAACCGCGCGAACATACACGTCAAGGTTGGTTGCTTCGAGGGCCAGGCCGTCCTGTATTTGCTCCATGCGGACGCATTGCAGAATCGGGATGGTGGCCGTACGTTCAATGGCCATGCCCACAATCTTGAGCGCCTGTTTCAGATTGCTCAGAGAGATGGCCGCTTTCATCGGCGCGGCTTCCGGTGTCTCCGGTTTCTTCGCCG